TACATGGCTATAGTGGAACTTTTGGTGGCGGCGGTCATAGTTTTAATGTTTCAAAGGCAGATGTAGTGTGGTTATATCATGGATACGACAATGAGATTGGGCTTCATAATATATTTATGGATTGCACCTTATACATACCAACATAAGAACTTTTTAATTTTTTAATGTGAGGAAATAAATTATGGCACTTCCAAATAAAGTTTTACCAGGTTTTAGCGCAAGTCTTTATTGCCAAGCTTCAGCAACACCAACACCTTTAACAGTAGCTAACCTTTCTGTATATGCAAGCGTTTCAGCTTTAGCAGTTTCAGCAAATTTATTGCCTGTAGAAGCTATTCCAGCTTTTGGTCAAGATGATGCAATGGCTAACTTTAATGTAGCAGGCTCTCGTCAATCTGACAAGATTCCTACACAAGCCGCTCCAACATCAATGACAATTACTGCCGCTTGGAATCCAAGTGACACAAACCTTTTATTAATGCGTGGCGATGCATACAACGGCACAATCGACAGAACATTTATTATTTCTGCAACTGATGGCACAAACATTGTAAATTATGCTTTTAATGGCCGAGTAGGTCAATTCACAGTCGATCCTAACCCAACGGCTGAAGCTAAATGCACATTTACAATTCATCCGCGCGGCAATCAATATGGTTGGTCAAACAACGCTTAATAAGGATTAAATATGAAATTATCTGAAGCTATTGAATTATTGACAAGCACCTATCAAAGCCTTGATGCAGTAGCTTTAGGCTTGCCTGTCGATGCAAAAGAAGTTGCTGATGCTTTAGCAAAAGCTAATCCTGATAGTGCTGAATATGTTGCACTAAAAGCATTAGCTAAAGCTAATCCTTATGAAAATATAAAAAAAGAAAAGGTAATACAAAATGACGACACAAATAAATAATAGCGATGACTTATTAAGTTATTTGGTAGCCCAATCTAATTCAGGTCAAAAGAATTGGTTTGGGTTTGCCCAACAACGCTTAACAGGTATTAATTTAGCCCATGAGATTGCTAAAAATCATGCGGATAAACTTACACCTGAAGAATGTGTTGATTATGCTATTAAACTTAATAATGCGGTTTATCATAAAATAATTAAGGCAGATTAATGAGTGTTAAATTTGCAGTCAATGGTTTAAAAGAAACTCTTGATGCATTTAAAGAATTTCAAGAGCAGTTTGGCGATAAAGACGCAAAGAGCAAAGTATTAATACCAGCAGTTAGAGAAGCCATGAAGCCTGTATTGGCTATGGCAAAAGCATTATCACCTAAAGACACAGGCGCATTGGATCGTTCTTTGTATATCACCGCAAGGCGACCTACTAGAAAAGATATGAAGTCAAGATATGTAACACCAAAAGATTCTGTTATATCTCTCGTTTCATCTCGACCAATTCCTAAAAAAGTAAAACAACAATTTCAATCTCAATATGGTGATTTAAAAGGTAAAGAATACAAAAAGGCTAGAAGGAAATTTTATACTGAAGCAGGCGTTATGTTTGATGCAAGAGCTATTGCAAACGAATTTGGCACAGGCAAAATGTCTGCAAAACCATTTATGCGAGTATCATTAGAATCACAAGCGCAAATGGTAGCAACAAAATTAGGAATGATTATTAAACAAAAAATGGATGCTTACAAAGCTAAAAATTTAACAACACAAGGAAAATAAGACATGAGCAAATTAGGATCAGCACTCGGTAAAAAATACGAGGAAAATAGATTATCAGTATTAACTAGGTCGTTTGAATTAGGCGATCATACATTTAAAGTAAGAGTGCCAAGCGTTCAAGAAATTGAAGCTATTTATAATTACTTTAAAAATCCTAACGAAGAAAAGATTGAAGCAGAATATCAATTAATGATAAAAGCTTTTGAGAATCTTAAAGATCAAGAAGGTGTGGAAGTTAAAGATAATGACTTTATTATTGATGGCAGATCAATAAGAGAAACTGCCAAAAATAAACATATATTGCAACACAGAATAGTTGAATATATTAAATTTCTAATACCCGAAACAGGATCATTAGAAGATATAACTTATGAAGATGTAGAAACTGAATTTCCATTATCAGTTCAAATGACTTTAGTGGAAAAAATTAACGAGGTTATTAGTCCTGACTATAAAGACATAAAGTCAAAGTAGTAGGCTCGTTAAGAACCCAAGTTCGGGCGGCTATGGTCTTTAACGGGCATACAATACAAGATATAGATGCGCTTGATGAGCATACCATGAATGAAATAACAGTCATGTATGCGGATGGGTTAGTTGGAAATAGAAGCTTATTAACTATGCAAGGAACTCTAGTTGCTGGAGTTTTTAATTATTTAAGAGCAAGTAATAGCTCACCCTATACTCTAAAAAGCGTTTTAGGTAGTGCTTATGAATATATTTATGGCATAGAAAAAGCTGATCCTAGCGAATCTTTACTTACATTTATGTCACAAGCGCCTGACTTTAAAATGGATAGATTTAAAGGTAAATAACAATGGCAATTATTTCAAGGTTAGCGGTTTTACTTGGGCTTGATGCAGGCGAATTTAATGCCAATCTAGGTAAAGCTAAAGACAAAGTAGAAGGCTTTAGCACAAGCGCAAAAATATCTTTACTTGCGGTTGGAACTGCCTTTGCTGCTTCCGCTCGTGAAGCAATTAATTTTGCGGATAGAATTGAAGAAGTAGCAAAAGCTAACGATATGTCAATTCAATCTGTATTGCGTTTGTCAAGCGCATTACAGTTAAGTGGTGGCAATAGCGATGATGCTGGTAAGCTTATGGCATCATTCGCAAACAAAGTTGATGAAGCCGCGCAAGGTGGCGAAAAGGCACAAAAGGCTTTTTCATCTATTGGTGTATCTCTAAAAGATTTAAGAACTCTTACTCCTCAAGAATTATTTGAAAAAACTGCAATTGCTTTAGCTTCCATTGAAGATACCACAAAAAGAAATGCTACGGCTATGGATATGTTTGGCCGAGCAGTTCGTGGCCTTGATATAAAAAGTTTAGGCGATCAATTACAAAACAATAAAAGCAAATTTGAAGAATCAGAGGTAGCATTTACTAAAATTGCTAATTCTGTTGATCGTTTAGATAAATTCTTTTTTAATTTAAAAGTAACCATTGCTAATTTTGTAGCACCTGCTTTTGATGCTTTAACTATTGCTATGGAAAATTGGCAAACTAGATCAAAAGGTGTTGTTGATAGATTTGCTGAAATTAGAAAAGAAGCTGGATGGTGGGCGGCTTGGAAAGATAAAGAAGGCATTCAAAAATATGTAGCCCCAAGCGAAAGAGAATTTGGATCAGTTCAAGGTGCAAATGTTCCAGGCATTATGTCAGGCATTGGCGGTATAGCCGCACCTAAAAAAAATATTAGAGAAGTTACTGAAGCAAAAAATAAAGAAGCTGAAGCTGAAGCAAAAAGATTGGCTGAAGCGGCCAAGAAACAACAAGAATTTTATGAAAGAGAATTATTAATAAGTAAAGCTAAAGGCGAAAGATTACAAAAAGAACATGAATTAGCTTTTCTTACAGAGAATGAAAGAAAGCTTCAATTAGAATTATTTGATATAGAACAAAAGCGTCAGCAATTAACTTTAGGCGATCAATTTGGTCGCAAGATGAATCAAGAACAAGCTAACGCATGGGCGGAAGCAGAAAAAGCTAGGGCTAAAGAAGCATATCAAATTGGTGAAGCTCAAAGAAGTTTTGAGTTTGGCTGGAAAAAAGCTTTTGCTAGTTATACCGATAGCGCTACTAATGCCGCTAAAATGGGTGAACAAGCATTCGTATCTGTCACACAAAATCTTGAGCAAGCTTTAGATCAATTTGTTCAAACAGGTAAATTAAGCTTTAGCGATTTAGCAAGAAGTATTATTAGTGACCTTATTAAAATTCAATTAAAAGCGCAAGCTACTTCTTTATTTCAAAGTTCGGGTATTGGTGGTTTTTTTAGTGGTCTATTTGGCGGTGGCGGTGGCGCTAAACCTGCATTTGGTTCAACTGCTTTTTGGGGCGGAAAAGCTGAAGGTGGTGATGTTAGTGGTATGAATTCATATATGGTAGGTGAGCGTGGCCCTGAATTATTTGTTCCTAAAACTTCAGGCACAATTATCCCTAACAATCAATTAGGCTCTATGGGCGGTGGAGCGCAAGTAGTGTATAATGGGCCATATATTGCAAGCATGAGTGCTATTGATACGCAATCTGCTACACAATTTTTAGCAAAAAATAAAAATGCGGTTTTTGCAGCTAATCAATCAGCTACAAGATCACTTCCACAATCAAGGACATAAGTTATGTCATTAAATACAATATTACAAATTTCAGAATCTATTGCTATTAATGACCAAAAGCTTGTCGGTCAAGTTTTAAGTCGCAATCAACGCATCTCAACTTCCGAACTTCTTACTGTTCAACCTTTTGAATTTACAATGAATCCTATGAAGTATTTGCTTTATAGTCAAAATAGATCATTGCTTTCAACATTGCGAGTAAACGATAAATCGTTAGAACAATACCTTAACTTTACAAATATTGGCTGGCTTAATTATGTTGCCTATCAAGGCGATATGACTTCAGGTCAAATAGTTACATGCGAATGGCAAACTGCAAGCGCAGATAAAACTTTAGTATTAGGTTCTTTGCCTTCTATTTCATCAAGCGCATACATTGTTAAAGTAGGTGATTTTTGCCAAGTAGGTCGATATGCTTATATAGCAACTGCTGATGTGTTACGAGGATCAGGATCAACTGTTAATATTCCTGTTCACAGAAATCTTATTACTACTTTAGCAACTACAGTCGGCGCAGTTATTGGTCAATATGGAACAACTGTAAGCATGGGTGGCTCAACTTATCAAGGCGTTACTTTTCCTGTGATATTAAGAGAATACCCAACTTATACATTAGTGCCTATGACTAATGATTCATTTATTCAATGGAATGGCCCTTTTGTAGCAATTGAAGATGTTCTATGAATGTAATAGCGCCAGTAGATAATACCAACAATATAAGAATGGCAGACTTTGTTCGCGTAACAACGCGAGTAACAGTTAATGCTACTGCTATGATTGATTCCGTTCAATATACTATTAGAACTATTGGCACTACAGACTTTACTTTATATGGCGCTACATCAAATACTGTAGGCGAAGTATTTACCGCAGTTATAACAACCCCAGCTACAGGCACAGGCACAGTTTATGAAACTGTTTATTATCGCTTTGCTACAACCCCAAGCGCACTTACTATTGCCGCAGTCGATTCTCAACCATTTAGCGCATTAGGATCATTAGTTAAAATTAATGATGTTCAACGCGATATTAAATCAACCGCCAATGAAACTTCAATTACTTTAGTGGGTATTGATACTGCATTATTAGGATGGGTATTAGGCAATGAAATTAAAGGCTCATTAATTGAAATGTGGCATGGGTTTTTTGATACTAATGGCGCATTAATAACTGCTGGCGGAACTGGCGGTCTTTACAAGTTTTTTACAGGCTACATCAATTCATTTGGTATCACAGAGCAATGGATGGAAGATTCAAGAATGTATGTAGGTATGATAACTGCTTCCGCTTCAAGCATTCAAATTATTTTACAAAATAGAACCGCTGGTCGTTATACCAATAACAATGCGTGGACTTACTTTAATCCTACAGATACTTCAATGGCGCGAGTAGGGTTTATAGAAACAATTAATTATTCTTTTGGAAAAGATGTGTGATAAGACAAGCTACAAAATACGACAAAATACAATTGCAAGAAATGATGCGAATGTTTAGGGACGAAAGCCCAATAGAACAATATAAAAATATTGATAATCCTGATTATTTTAATTCCATTATAGATAGTATTATTGCGGGGCGTGGAGTAATTTTTATAGAAGATAATATAGGATTTATTATGGGCATTATTAGCCCTATTGTATGGTGTAACAAAACTTTTGCATTGTATGAATTAGCATGGTATGTAAAACCTGAATATAGACATAAAACAATAGGATAT